GGCTGGTGGGAACTAATGCTGGAAAACTTACTGCTGTCATCAGTCCGTAACGTCAAACAGCGCGTTCTCAGGATTCAGGATAGCCAACCTACCTGCTTGGTCCACTTTCTGATAGCTGCCGCCGATGTCCACAAAACCATCGTCATCAATAGTCAGGCTGGTCACCCTGTAAATGCGTTTTTGTTGGTTTTGCATCTTGATGGTGAAGATCGAGCTGAAGAAAACCTCATCGCCCGTCTTGCCGCCTGCAATTTGCAGCTGACCTTCAATAACTTCCGTCTGACCAGGACGCCAGAAAAACACGGTGTAAGTGCCATCAGCAAGCGCAGTTGTGGAAGTGACGCCACCAAACTGATCAACACTGCCGTTATTAAAACGGCTGGTGTGTGATGCGTTCGAAACTACCTTGATGTAATCACCAGCTGTTAGGCCAAGAGCAGAGCTAGGTGTCGTCTTGAATTGAATGTTGTGCTCGCTGTGCTTACGAAGCAACAACTTATGTTCAGCAACCTTTTTGGCGTGCCTAGAGCTAGTACAAAAACTAGTTAGATCTATAAATTCTTCTGGATCTGAATCAGAACCGCCGTCAATGTCTTGAAAGCGAAGCTGGGTTACTCGTTGAGAGGAAAAACCGTTTTCCTCTTCCCTTCGGTAAGCAACAGTTGCTTTAAACAACTGACGCTCTTGAGTCGGCAAGAAACTCACCTGCATGTCCTTCATGTTGCCATCGGTAAATAAAGCTTTGACGCTTTTAGTAATATCTTGCGCTGGCTCGATAACAAACGTCGCAGGGTTATAAGGGACAGAAGGCATCAAAGAAAACTTGCCGCCGACAATAGTAAAGTCGAGCAAACTAAACGCAGCGTTTGTGTGGATAAACTCTCGCAGGCCAACACGATCACCAACAACTCCATCAAACCGAAAACCATTAGCTCTACAAAACTTGGCTGCAATCACCATTGCATCGCGGTCAATTGTGTCTCTAGGGATGCGCTTGCCCGCACCAAGACGATCGCTAACAAGTAAGTTGAAAGCAATTTCAGCAAAGTTATTGGTTGCGGCTGGATCTGCAGTAGTAAGAGCTGTAGTGCCGTCGTCATTAATCAATCGTTCCACCTTAATGCCTTGTTTTACATAGGCGCTTAATTGGCCCATTGAAGACCAATCCTTACCTGCTAAGACTCGTAGGCCAAGCAAAGACAAATCATTGTATTGAGCGGCTCCAAAATTTGGCTTGTCCTCTTCAGGCCGAACCATTTCGTTGACAAAAACGACCTCATGCTCAGGCCCGTTTTGATGGCTAGTTTCTTCTGCATCAAACTTTGGATAATCAGCAATTGCATCTTTTAAATTCAACAGCGGGCGAGTTTTACCCTGTATAAACACAGCATCAACTTCTGTTATCTGAACGTCTACTAACGTTCCATCAGCAAATTGGAAGCGGACGACATCTCCAACTGTATAGCCAGTGCCAGGTTCAATGATGAGCCACTGCCACTGACCAGTTGCAAAACTAGAAGCGTTGACTTTAAAACCAGAACCGTTGCCGCTGTAGCTCTGATGGCTGTAATTAGCAGGCCCGCCACCAGAAACAAAATCATTACTTCCTAGGCTAAATTGATATTTGCGAATTTTGTAGAGATTAAGAGCTGTTCTAGTCGCTTTGTATTCCCCTTTTTCAATCGGGTAGTAAAGATAGCCGCCTGCAGCTACTGGATTTTCACCTGGAACTATGCGGTACAGGGCATTGTCGTTTTGATCTGCTGGGCTTGGTGCCTGCGTGATACTTGTAACATTTACCCCATCAAAGAAAGCAGCAAAAAGAACTCCGCCAGTAGTTGTCTGAACGTAAAAGTCGTTAGTAACGCTATCTAAAACACGGCTTCCTGATACTGTGGTGTGCCATGCTTTTACAGCCGGAACAGGTTTGACAAAATCAGCTGGGTCATATCGATAAACAGAACCAAGCTCAACAATCTCGCCCTCCCACTTTGCGTATACCGCGTCAGAGGCTGTCGGGTTATCAACGTTGACGTAAACACCAGTTGTTAACTCAGCAGTGTCTTCGTTTTGATCAACTTTAGGGCCGTCAATTAGGTTCCATTGCGAGTTATCAGGCAAGTTGCCAACGTTGTATTGGCTAAGGGCTTTTACAGTCCCCGCAAGTGGAGCACCAGCCTCGACTCGTTTAAAAAAGAACTCATCATTAGATGCCATCAAATTATTTATTGGCTTGCGCTCACCTGTGCAGCTAACTTGTACAAAATCAAGGGCCGAATTAATAGTGATCATGGCAAAATTTTCTTTGCCTGTTAACAGATAGACTTCATTTGAATTTCCAGGAATGTCAACGTATATGCCATCTGCGGTACTGCCAGTAACAGGAACAATCCTGAACTCATACTGCCCAGGATTATGGTTAATTCGAATAGTGTTGTACTGGGGCTGTGGGTTACTGCCGCGCACAGCAAAAATATTTCCAGCAGAAATGTCTATAAAGGGTGTGTCATTGCTAACCCCTACTTCTCTAAATTCAATTCTAAAAAAGCTAAACCTAGTCTGAAAAGTTGAAACTCTGCCAAGCGAAAAACTTTGCTTGTCTGATTCATATTGTTGCAGAATCGCGGCAGGGGGCTCGGAATTAACATTTGCAAAATTACTAATGCGCTTGAACACAACACTTTTGATACCAATCTCAGTTTGATCGCAAACACGATTGTTGGTGATGGTTGCAATATCTATGCGCTGCAAATGCTGCCCGAATGGCGCGTTTGCTGTAGTTAGCGGGTCAGCATCGGCACTTTGAAAATATCCAAATCCTCGCTCTTTGCAAACAAACTCAAATTCTCGATCTGCAACTGGCGGGCTTTCAAATGGTGAGTCCGGGCGTTTTGTGCATTGGATTATTGCGCTACCAAAAGCAAACAAATCCCCAACGTTGACCAAAGTATCAGCATCAGAGACTCTGCTGTCGATTGCTGTGTTTACATCGTCTAATCCATGCGGTGGAAAAGCATCAGGTGCTTCTCGTGCAGCTGAATTTCTAAAAGTTAACGTGTCGCCAACATTAATTTCCTTCGTCTGAGTAACAACAGCATTGTTTAGGCGCTCCATTGCCTGACGGCCTGCATATGGCCTTACGTTTAGACCAAGCAACAATCCGTTAATCTTGTCTCTTTTGTTTCGCAGCGATGCCTCATTGTCAAAGATTTGAACAATGTCGTACGGCAAAAAATACGGGGAGCCGTTGGAAACTGGTGAATGACAACCAAAAGCACGCTGTGAGTTTGGCGTTCGAGTGCCACTTAACAACGGACGAAAGTTGTTCTTTAGTTGGTCATACGCAAGAAATACATCGCTATTAGTTTCAGCAGCCAATTCTCCCGCCATAGTGTTGACGTTATTTACGCGCCCACCATCGGCAGCGTTGTTTAAAAAATAGGCTCTATATCGTGCCTCTTGATAGTTACGCAATAGCTGATCGCCAATAGCCAAACCCTGTGGATCAGGAATCGCGGCAAGCTCTGACAGGCCCAGCGTGGTCAGCATCTTTAACTCTTGATGTGAACCAAGGCTTAACAACTGAGACCAAAGCAACAATCCTTTGACACGGATGCCACCTACAGTTTCACTGCTGCCGAGTAGCTGTTCACGTTTAGCAAAGGCAAGCGGAATAATGCTGCCAAGCGTTGCCAAATCCTGCAGGCTGTCAAAACCAAACAGCTCAGCAAACTTTGTTTGACCGCGAGTGTCTGCAGTCTTGATCGGACTTAATGGATCTTCTAATGAAGGAGGTTTAGGCGCTAACAGTATTGAAGCTGCTGTTAAAACCAGGCTGATTGCAAGGTTGACAAGGAATGCTGTAGTAGCTGGCTCGCCAGTTGCAACAATTTCAGGCACCAAGTTATACTCTTTTCCACGCTCTTTAGCCTTACAGTCCGCTAACCGGCAAAATTCCCAATACTCCTCAATCGTTAGTCCTAACGCATCAATAATCTGTTGCTCTACCGGCAGTAAAGAGCGGCGGGAGTAAGAACGCTGCAGGGGATCCATGTCACTTGACGGTCTCTGAATTGCAGCCATCCGCCTTCGTAGAAAGAAGCCAACCCATAACTGCCGTCAAGACAATGGATTAAGCCGAGTGTGCCTACTCTAGCGTCACCTGACTTTCTGCCCCAACGTTCCAACTGCTCTGGAAACACCGAATAGTCCTTACGCCGCAAACGCCTGTACCAGGATCGCTCTGGAGCAGGCATGTCAATACCGTGCCAAGCCTGAACAGCTGTAGCCAAACTCAAGCAATCAGCAGCACCATGCTTTTCAGGTATCGCTCCAAGCCTGTAAGGCAGCCCAATCAGCTGATATGGCTCAATCAAGCGTTACTTATTCGAGAGGTAACAGGCAACGCGCCAACATCTTTAGATCGCAAAACCTTGTTTGGGATGGAGGAGGTCACCGCGTCGATTGCAGTGCTGAGTGCTAACTGCACACCCTCAACGTTGTAGTTGATGCTGGACGGTATCCAGTATTCAGTTGATAACGTGCGGTTAGGCAGAAACGTAGAAGGGTCCATTAACACCGTGTCCACTCGCACTGACCAAAAGCTTTCAACTGCCTCATACGCTTTTGCAAGGCTGAGTTGGTTATTAGCGAAGGTCAACAGACTTTCAATGTTGTCGCCACTTAAGGTTTTAGTTGCACCGTTATAGATAAACGGCAGGAACGCATAAGGGTTTGAATCAAACGTGATCGTGTTGGCAGTGTTGCTGTTTTGGTATCTGCCCTGATCAGCGCCCGCATTATCCTCAAAAAAGATAAATGTGGTAATTGCTTCGATCGTCATACGCCAACCCTGCTGCGAATGCTGCGCTTGTTCACGAGGTCACTGTAAACACCACGTTTGCCCATTTCAGCGCCACGCTTAGCCGCCTGAGCCATTCCCTTCTCAAACTCAGCAGCAGTGACGTAGTTGACGTTATTGATCCGTTCCACGCTGTAATTCACATCAATAGAACCACCGCCACCAGTCATACCGCCACCTGCATCACCGCCAGACCTATCAGGAATAACAGCAGCGCCACGAGCACCACGGGCGTAACGTCCCATGGCTTCATTCATCTTGCTTGCTGGAACGACGTACTCAGGTTCGCCACCTTCACCAATTAATGCGTTAGTTGGGCCAGTAACAAAACCACCTCTCGCTTTGGGGATAGGCGGAAGCTCCGGCGGCCCTTGTTCAAAAAAGTTTGGATTTTTTCCTAAGTTCACACCCTCCCCAGAGGTAACACCGCCTATACCAAGCGCCTTCATGATCGTGCCGTACAAAATCATTGCTAACTGCTGAGCAATAATCTTTTTCGCCATTGCCAAGAAATCAGAGGCAATAGATTTCAACATGTCTGCTAATGCTTCTTGCCCAGTCTTGGCACCAGTGACAACATCACCAAAAGCATCTGCAAATGCGTTACCAATAGATGTAGCCCCGGCAGCAACTTGATTTTGTATTTTTAAAAGCTCCTCAAGTTGCTTTTGCATTTGAAATCCAGGATCTGACTCACGCGCCTTGCGTGCATCTTCTTCTGCTTTCTCGCGATCTTTACGTGCTTTTTCTTCTATCTTCGCTGTGTTTTCTAGTGCCTCGTTGTAAGCAATAGCAGCGTTAACTTTTTCCTCAAGCTCAATCCTTGCCGCAATTTGTGCGTGTACATCCTCCTCTGCGAAACCTTTTGCATTCTCTGCAATTTTTCGCAGATCAATATTAAATTGAACCCTGCGTTTTTCTTCTTCATTAAGGGCTGCCGCCAAAGAAGCTTGGTCCTTTAAAGATTGAATTTGCTGTTGTGCTAACGCTGCTAAATCTTCTCCTGGCGGCTTTTTCAATTTCTTTAATTCATCTTCTGCTTGCAATTTCTTTCTAAACGCATTGACAGCATCCATATCAAGGGCTGCGCCCTGCGTTGGGTCTGTGTCAGTTGTTTGAATTTTTAATTGAGCACGACGTTTTTTTAACTCATCTATTTTCCCAATTAAACCATCAACAGATTTAGAGGCTCCATCTGTGCCCAAAATAAAGTCCAGCATGGACTCATACCAAGTAACAGTTTTATTATTTGCTTCATCTAAACGTGTCTCTAATTCTAGAATTTTGCCAGTTAGCTCTTCAACTGTTCCTTTTTCTACAACTGTATTATAATCTTCAACCGCTTTTACTAAATCATATTGCTGCTTTACCAAAGCCGTAACCGCTGCTATTGCTGCAACCCATGGCAACGCGCTTAAAGCCGCTTTTAACGCAATAACAGCTTTTGTTTTAAAGCCTGTTGCTGCCGCAGTTAAGTATATTTGAGCGCCAAAAGCCTTAAACAACGCTGTTTGGGCTATCAAAAACCCGCCAAGCTTGCTTGCAATCAATAAATCGTTTGCTGTTTTTAACGCATAAACGGCGGCAGTCGCTCCACCAATAGCCAAAGCTGTCTGACCTATTGGTGTTGGAATTTGAGATACAATTTTGACAAGATTTGCTAAACCGTTTGTGACTGCTGCAGCAGCAGGCTCAAGCCCTTTGCCTAAGGCTTCAGTAAGGTCATCTGTGTTTTCTGCCAATAAATCAACAGCACCCGCAAAACCAGTACCTGCCGCGCGTGCAGCGTCATCATATTGCCCCTTGACTGTCTCAAGGATTAAAGCTTGCGCATCTAATAAATTACCTGACTTGACAAGGTTTTTAATTGTTTTAGTTTGACTTTCGTTAAAAGTAATTCCAGAACGTGAAAGCGCCGTAAGCCCACGAGTTGGGTCTTCAAGTGCTTTAGCAAGTTGTACAGTCGCACTTTTAACATCAGTGCCCATTACCTGGGCAATGTTGGCGGCAACCTCAGAAACTTCTGTAAAAGAAGAAACAGCAATTGCGCGAAATGACGACAAAACATTAAATGACTGTATAAAGTCATCTTGAGAAAATAAAGTTGCATCCCCTAATTCGTCAGCAGCTTTTTTTAAGTCTTTAATCTGTGTTGAAGTAGCTCCTAGCCTTGTTAGCTGGCTTGTCAGCACTTTCACGTCAGCTTCTCTTTTTGCAAACTTGCTCAATGATCGATTGAACAACGTTGCCGCACCTGTAATAGCCACAACAGGACCAATTACAGAACGAAAGCTAATCCCAAATCTTTGTATGTTTGCGGTTGCAGTGGCTGTTTTTTTCGTTGTTGCATCAACCGTACGATTAAGCTTTATCGCTGCAGTGTTGACGTTGGTAAGCTTTCTGACTGCATCGCCAGAATCAACCCTGAGCTTTACGTTTGCCTCTGCCATAACCGCCCAGCAATGGCCTTATCCTACCGTCGTCTTGTCTTTGCGCGATCCATTGCCTGCTGTTCCCGTTCGCCCTTCAATTCGTAGTATGCAGCAAAATGCACAAGCTCCGCATCGGTCAGTTCCGTGCGAAGCCTGCTAAGCGTCATTCCCAACTCGCAGCACAAGAAGAACTCAAAGTTGAGCCAACTGTCCTGCTTCAGTCGTTTTTTGCTTCTTCAAGGTCAGCCTCTTCACCAAGGCCAAACAAGAACAGCTCAAGCTCGTTCAATACAGACTCAGGCAACTGCCGTTGCAGCTTGGGAGCATCGGCAGAGGAAAACGCTTTTGAACCGTCCTCAAGCTCGGCCATTTGGCACAGCATCTGCGTGCTGATGTCTAATGCTTCTTCAGTGCCAGAAAGGCTTTGCGCTTTTTTACGGTCAGCGCGTGTGATCGGTTTGAAAAACAGATCTACAACTTTCTTGCCGTCAGCGTTTTTTAATTCAAACTTGCGGCGCTGGTTGAGATCAAATGCCCCAACCAGCAGATCGACGGTGCGATTTTGAGCCATTAAATAAAAGCTTGCGCTTAAATTATAGCTTTATCACTGAAGGTTGCCGGTGATAGTACCGCTAGTGATGAAATTGCAGCTAACGATGTCAATTTCGCCAACAGTAGAAGTGATTTCCATGTCAGTGATGATTCCAGCAAAGCTCACAGAGTCGCTACCACTAGTAGTGCCAGTCGTAAACAGCTCAAACGTTGCATCTGCAGGGTCTGAAGTCGTCAAAACGTCTTCAAGGAAAGCAGCTTGTCCAGTCGCGTCAGGGTCATAGACCAGCTCAACGGTGCCAGAGCCACTAATCATG